TTGGCTGTTGGCAAGGAACTGGAGTCAGTCACTAAGGACATCCAAGAACTTGGCAAGTCTGAGGTGCAGGCCAGAGCCGCCTTCCGCAAGAAGCAGCTAAACAGGCCCAAAGACACCTCTGTGTTCTCTGCCGTTGAGGAATGGCGTGGAGTCTATGAAATTAAAAAGATAGAAGAAGAACTCAAAAAAGACATTATTGAGAAGTACGGTCCTGCTGCCTGGGCTGAGGTAGAAACGATTAAACAGCGTATCTTGGCAGACAATAAGAACCTAACTGATGAGTTTGGCAGGGATCTAAAGAAGTTGGCTGAACTAAAGATGTACTGCTTCGTAGCTGCGCTGTTGATTGTTAGTTTTGCCTATGTAATGGGCTATAAACCCTAAGGAACCCTATGCTATCCCTTATATCCTCCGCTATCGGCTTCTTTGCCTCTGGACTACCACAGGTCCTTAACTTCTTCCAAGACAAGGCAGATAAAGCACAAGAACTTAAACTAGCCCAGATGCAGACTGAGCGTGAACTGGCACTGGCTGAGAGGGGCTTTTTAGCCCAGCAGAAGGTCGAAGAGATCAGGACAGACCAGATTGCCCTCCAGACCGATGCAGACCGCCAGGGAGCCGCTTTAGAGCACGACAAGGCCATTATGGCTCGTGCATCATCGTGGGTTGTTAACCTAAACGGTATCGTAAGGCCAGCAGTGACCTTTATCTTTGTGCTCGAATTGGTCTTAATCAATATTGGTCTAACCTACTTCCTGCTACAGGGCGGGTTAGGCAGTATGTCTGTAGAGCAGTTTATCGCAGCTACGGATGTTATCTTCTCTGAAGATGAAATGGCTTTGCTGTCAGGAATCATTGCTTTCTGGTTTGGTTCTCGTCAGTGGGGTAAGAAGTGAATGTATCAAAAGAGTGTATAGAGGGCATCAAGAAGGATGAAGGAATACGATTTCGTCCCTACCGCTGTCCTGCTTTACTGTGGACTGTTGGTGTTGGTCATGTTATTGACCCTAATCATATAAAGGTGAAACTAGATGAACGTAAAGGACTTGCAATCCCTGATGGGTGGGATCGAACTCTCTCAATGGCAGAAGTCGATGGAATCTTGGCAGCAGACTTGGCTCTCTTTGAACGAGGCGTGCTTAGACTATGCCCTCAAGGACTTACCCAAGGCCGCTTTGACGCATTGGTCAGCTTTAGCTTCAACGTTGGCCTCGGCAACCTCCAAAGAAGCACGATAAGAATGAAGCATAACCGTGGCGACTTTGGTGGCGCTGCGGAGGCTTTTCTAGCTTGGACCAAGGCAGGGGGTAAAGAACTCCCTGGCCTTGTCAAACGCCGTAAGCATGAGAAAGCAATGTATCTAGGATAAAAAAAGAGCCTCCGAAGAGGCCCGTTAAGTACTACACCCTAGACTACCAAAAAACCATTATTCTGAGGATGAACAGGTCGATAACGATACAGTGTTCCTCTTCAAAGTCATCCACATATTCAAACCCAACCATACAGCCACCGATGATGTGCAGTAGTATTGTCATATCAGATCTCGCAATGCCCAGAAACGCAGGCTAATGTTTGTGCGCCTTCGACATTGTCTTCTACCTCGACTAAGTCGTCCCATTTAATATCTTTAGGCATCTTAGATAGCATCTCTTCATACTGCTCTTTAGTGCATTCCTCATAAGGAGCCTGTCGGTATGTGCCACCAGCCCAGGGCAGGAAAGACACACCAGAGATTTCATCGAAGTTCCTAAACACCCAAGCCCCAACATCCATCCATTCATCTTCTTTGACTGAGATGGTCACAGACGGTTTATGCTCACACCAGTGACGCTGATACATCATCCAGACATCGAGGTGCTGAATTGCTGTTAGATCATCACGCAGTCTTGCTCCTTCAGGAGCCTTCATTGGAAATGAGAAGACTACTGTGCTGTCTGGTCGCATTACGCAATCTTCGGCAGGCACACCAGCAGTGCTCAGGAACGCCGAGAGAGGGTCTTTCTTATCCCCACGAACACGGCGAATATAATACTGGCTATGTCTAGCGTGAATACCAGAGGCGCTATCAACAAGTTGAGAGACAGTGCCAGAAGGTTTGACACAAGTAATCGCAGCAGACTGAGGAATTCCCAACCGTGCTGCAAGGTCAGCGTTGGTATCAACGGCGACTTTCCGTAATTGTTCAAGAGCCTTCGCAGTGCTGTCACTTACCTCTCCCATCCATTTGTTATCTAAGATACCAGTCAACGACACACCTAAGAGGCGCTCCTCTTCAGTGTTCTTCTGCCACACCTTACGCAGGTAAGGGAAGTGCGTCATCGTAGACTGGAATGTGCCCAGAATCGTTGCTATCCTGATCTTGTTAGCAAGAGACTCTACAGTGTCTTCTGCCCGTACAACCACTTCCGTGAGATTACAGAACTGGTAGGGGCGCAGGATGATTTCTGAGCAGGGGTTTGTTCCGAAGTCAAAACTAGAATCACGTCTGCCGTTCTTTGCAGCTTGGCTTTTACTTGCTTCTCTTGAGAAGATTCCCCGTTCTCCAGAGTGGCTGTTGTATAGACTTGTCCATTCTTGGAGAAACTGTCCAATATCTGGTTTAGAGTTATAAGTTGCTGAGTTGTTAGCGAGTGCCCTATGTCCATTTTGTTCCCACCAGTTTCCAGATTTACAAGACCGCATACGGTCATCCTCAAGGTCCGACAGAGAAATCATTGCACTCCTGCGTACCCCACCGACAACAACAACTTCCCCGATTTTGCAGAGAATATCATGACACTCGATTGATGTAAGTTTTCTACCAACTGCTCCTCTAAATTTGGCAATAGTGAACTTAAAAAGTTCGTCCAAAGGTCCGGGACCAGAGGCACGTCCTCCAAAAGTTTTGAGCCTGGCTCCTGCAGGTCTAATTCTACTAAGGTCGTATCTTGCCACTTCCCCAGAGTATAGTAAAGCGATGAGTTGGCGTAATGCCTTAGCCCACCCTTCCTTAGAGTCTGCAACCGAAATAGTAGTCTGACTATCAAACAACTGATCTGGCACTTCAGGTAACTGATCGACATATTTGTGCTCCACAGAAAAGCCTACACCTGTGCCACAGAGTAGGATGTACATAGCCTCATCGAAGGCTTTAGGGTCATCAACGGGCAGATAAGAACAGTTGTAGCCGGCAGTGTTGTCCCGGTCAAGGGCTTTACCTGCGGTCATGATAGCCCTCATAGAAGGCATCACTTCCAGGTTCTTGACTGCACTGATAAGTTCTAGGCGTAGGTCATTGTTAGGACTCCACTTGTAGTTCTTGTCCAGGTGGTCAAACATAAAAGCAAAGTAGCGGTCTACTGACTCGTCCCAGTGCTCTCGGCGGTTTTGATCGGGGATGAACCGGCTGTACCGGCTCTTGGCAATAAAGGTGCTATAGGGTGTCATCTAAATCAATCTCCAATTCATCAAATTTATCTTCTATCTTATCTGCAAACTTCTCTATTAGTTCTTCTGAAGAAATATCTAGCACTTCCAAGATTGTAATTTCGTCTAACTTCTTCATTCGCTCCATTATATCTCTAATCGTCAACGACATAATCTCTTCAGCGCTTCATCAAGCCCTGCCTCCCAGTTAGTATAAGGTTCATAACGTATAAGTTCCATTGAGTCATACCACCTAGTCTTATCTGTGTCAGCAGGGAAATAAAACCACCCTGTCTGAGAAGCAGAACCAACCAAGTTCAATGTCCTTACCCCAAGTGCTCCAGCTAAGTGTGCTACACCAGTGTCAATACTGACCACTGCTTTCAACGCCTGCAACTTCTTTGCAGTATCTAACCAACTACCATCATTGAGATGGGCTGGTATAAAGTCATCATTGACCTGCAATGATACCACTTCGTGGCGCTTTGTCAAGTCATTATAGAACTTTTGTGCTAACTCTCTAGGAATCTTCTTAGCCTTAGCATTCCAAGAATCGTTATTACTATTCCAGCAAAAGCCAATCGCCTTAGTCTTCTTAATGCCCTTAAACTTAAAGTAGCCAGAACTGCCGTAGACTTCATCAGGGCTGTCCATAGGCAATTTCTTATACTGACACAGCAGAGCCGGTATGGACATAACCTTGATCCTCATAGAGTTTTGAGGACAATTCTCATCCACCATCATCGTGTCTACACCGTCTAAAGAGGCCACCAAGCTGTTCAGTGTGCGAAGCATATACACCGATACAGACTTGATTGGCAGGGTCTTCAGAAGCGGTATAAAGCGGGAGAACATGATTGTATCTCCGATGCCCTGCTCATTAACAACGATGAGGTGCCTACCATCAACACTATATCCAGGTTCCCACAAAAGTGTACGCATTAGGGGTGTCTTAGTGCCTAGTTCAAACTTCAACTTCCTAACTTCCCTAGACTCAAATAGCCTAAAACCTAAGTTCCAATTACCGGCCTTTAACTCATTGTGTGCCCTATCAAGATCACGCTGACTCATTTGTAATACACAGCCTTTATCTTGTCGTAGTTCTCGATAGCAAACTCAAGATAGTGCTTTGCCTTCTCAAGGTCCTCTTTGCCGTTCTTCTTAGCGTGGCGCTGCACATACTTAATCACATTACACAGCCAAGGGTCCATCTCCCAATCAAGGAAGACATCCCAAGGCTGGATCTGTGTCTTGTAGTGGTTTCCACCAATCTGCCTAGCCTTGATGTACTCCGCTAGTGTTTCAAGCTGCTGTGACATGAGCGTGTTCCTTTACGGCTTTGGTTGACTTTGACCAAGTTCCACAATGGGTACATTGGAATCTTTGGAAGGTTCCTGTGGTCGTATAACTAAAACCTCTCTTTTGTAGTTTGGCACTTCCGCAGGTGGGGCATCCAGTGGAATTATACAGGTTACGATTAGGATGGTTTCTACCAAGCCAAGGGAGCAAACGCTCATAGACTTTCTCCAATAGAATAACGTCTTGTTTGTTGTACTTCTCCATCACTTTCCAGGCATCAGGGTCTTTGTTCATACACTTAACCCAGAGTTGATAGCCTTCATGCGATGCCTTCTTACCAAGGTCGAGCCTCTGTGCGATGTGGTCTAGCTTATTGCTTGCAAAACGAAACTCTTTACGAACTACCTTTAGCAAGTCAATCTGCTTGTACGGAGCAGGCGGTGATAGATGGTGCAGCAGGAACTCTTTGTTCAGCACAGGGATATCAAAGCGAGTGCCGTTGTAGTGACATACTGCATCGGCTTCAGAGATCAGGTCATGTATCTTACGAAGCATGAACTTAGGCTTTGTATCTTGCACAGAAGAGAACATCACCTCTTTAGAGCCGTACCACTTAGCAGCCCAACACAGAACATAAGACGACTCTAACAAATGATCTGGGCTGATGTACTGGTCACGAAGGCCCCAAATGTGTGCAGTGTTGGGGCTTGTTTCGATGTCTAGCATCAGTAGTTTCATTGGTCATCCTTGTTTAGTGCTTCGATGTAGTCCTCTAGTGTGTCAGTCATGGTAACTTCCCGGTTGAAGAAGTCTTGGAAGAGGCACTCATGGCGCAGGCCTTCTATGACTACACGCTTGCGTACACCTTCAAAGCCGGTGTGCTCAAGGAACTTACAGAACTGCCACAGAATGGTTTCCCATGTCTGGTCATCAGCGAACTCATGGAAGGACTCTATGGTTGTCTTTGATGGGAAAGGACTGTTGCCCTCATCTTCAAAGTCACCGCCTTCATAGATAAATCGAAAACTACTCATTGCTGGCTCTCCTTAATAGTTCAAAAAAGTAAACACAATCTACCACAACCAAGGGCTTATCTCTGTTTTGCTTGACAACGACAACTGGTTCGTATCCTCCTGCATTTGCTTTTGCTTGTTCATAGAATCCGTAAACAGAGATACTTGCTCTGGACTTGCATTCCAGACTAATTGGCAACTGCCGTCTGGCTGCTGGACTGAGTAGCAGATCCTCCCCCGTTGCGCCCATACTAACTGAACGGACATCATCTTGCTCTAGGTTGAACTTTGCTAGGATTAGGTCCCTTACGGCTTGTTGCAGGACTCGCCCTTTTGCTTTCGCTGACGATGGCTTCAAAGCTGATTTCCTTTCTGTTTTTAACCCAAGCCTTTGGTATGTGCATCCTCGCATTACTGCTTTCCATGCTGACTGTACAGGCAATACAGATGGCTTCTTCTGTTTCGCCAACAAGCCAACCGATGCTTTTACACGCATGGATTTCTGGTTTGACATTCTCTTGCCATTCGACATCAGCTACGGCATCCACCCATTCGATATAGATTATCGGGGCTTTCTCCAGAGTTGATTTGGCTTTCTTCGTATCCATAGTAACTGCGCCTGTTCGCATAAGTATTCCTCATTGTTGTCATAAGCCTTCAATACTGCCTCATAGAGTTGGTCTTCAGTCTTACAGCCTTTGAGTATCTTCTCAGCCTTCTTAGGACCTATTCCATGCAATCCTGGTATATTGTCAACACGGTCCCCAGTGAGGACTTGTGTGTAGAAATTATACAGGGTGTCATCTTCATCAACCCAAAACTTCTCATTCTTACGCATATTGTAATGCCAGCCACGAATCATGTTCAGATCCTTGTCTGTCGTGCAAATGATATAGTCTTCAGGTTCCATAGAATAGGCAGCAATACCAAGGGCATCATCTGCTTCTTGATATTGCTCCACAGAAAACCCCCAAGCCGAAGCAAGATAATCCCTAAGTAGGTTTAAATGCTTTGGCTTGTCCTGTGTCCTAGTTCCCTTGTAGGGCTTAGTCTTTGCAATACTGATACGGAAGTTCTCATAGCCGGTGAGAAAGCCTTCGGCATCAGAACAGTCAGCGTGTACAAAGACCAAGTCTTCCAAATACTCTGAACACTTTGATAGTGCGGTCTTCTCATCATAGTCCTCACAGCCAGCAGCTATTGTGTAGGCCACGATGTCCCCGTCTACCAAAGCAATCATTATAGGGCTTCTTCCGTTACTGGAGTGTCTTCAGCATCATAGGCGACTAGGTTATCAATAGTCATCTTGATCAACGAAGCAGACAGGCCTTTCTTGTTCTTGAAAGCCCACTCGTAAGTACCGACAACAGCAGTGCCTGTAGAGCCATTACCGATGGCTACATCGATCAGACTTGAGCCTGTCTTATCAAAAATCTTATCCATCTGACGTACAGACTTACAAGTAATGTAGAAGCCTTTCTCTGGCTTGTCTTCACGCTTGCGTACTTCCAGGCCAATACCCTCAAGAGCCTTGACTGCGTTGTCACTGAGGTTAGTCAACTCAAGCTGATACTTGCTAGACATCTCGTTGACCTTATTATGGTTACACCACATAACGGTGGCTTTGACTGTAACCGGCTTTGCATCACTCATATAATTCTCCTTTTAGGTTAGTGAGTAATTTGGTTAGACTTCGGTTCTGCTGCTTCAGAAATCATTATACAGGCAGTTTCTAGTATGTCAAGCATTTCTTCATATTTATTTGTTAAATCTTTGCTGTAGG